CCTTTCAATTCACCGATCACAATGAAAGGATCCTTTCGTTATCCCGAGCTACTCACAAGAATAATACATCCCGCTCTCATAAAAACCCTGGCTATGGTTAGAATTACCAACCTCTGGCCACTCGCCTGGCAAACTGCGATCAAAGCCAACAAGACGATAACCTCCCTTACACCGCCTTAAAGCCTCACGGAAACACGAATGCATGTCATAGTGCCAAGATGACCACCACCAGCCCCTGCACGTCGTGAAATACCCGCTCTCGGCATTCGTCGTGTAAACCGATGTGGTCTTCACCAAAGGACCGCACGAGACGATAACCAAAAACAGAGCAACGCAAAGCAACCTGGTCATTGAACTAAACCTTATTGATTGATTGAACCAAAACTAAACTCCGGCTAAAGCTGCCGTAGATCGAGCAGCTAACCACAATTCCTCATCGCCTAAAGCATGCATCAATGCATATGTCCGAAGAGATGACGCAAAATTCTTTGAACCCGGCGACAGCCTTTCAACATAACGAAGAAGAGATGATAGTGTCTGATCGCGACTTTGCGCGAGGCTCTCCAAAACGAACCAAAACTCCGGCTCGAGCAATACTGAACTGCGAACACCACCGTTAAGTCTGATAGTGCGGCGCTTCATTGGAGCCATGACTTGTATGCTCATCGCTCACCACCCCGGACCCAGTGCTCCTTCTCAGTATCATAGATCACTTTCCCATCACGGATGCCTTCAAGAGCAGCAACAGCCTCTAGACGCGTCATCTCCCATCGAAATGCGCTTCCTTTGCGATATGGCTCGCGAGGATAAAACATGGCGTTGGCTTCCTCATAACTTAGTCCTATGACGTCACCACTAAACGCGGACGAACGCACGCGTGGGTCATCGCGCAGTTTATGCATAACCGCGTCGCCAAACTTTCCAACCTTTGCCAAATGCTCAATAGCGCCGGCAATGCAACAAACGGTGCCGCAAACATTATCCTCGAATAGCCATTCGCCCATATCAAAAGCTACGCGACCATCATTAAGTGAGTCCGCAACCTCATTCCTCAAAAACTCAATCACGATACCAAGACGCTTCAAGTTGATCACACCGACGCACTCCCTTGTTAAAGCTTGACCAATCTGCACTCACACCTTTATAGGTATGTCAAGAACTTAAACAATAAAAACCGGGTTCAACCGTGACAAAGCCAACAGGCAACCCCCCAGGTAGACCAAAAGGTCGCAAAAGCCGACGTACACTCGCCTCCGAAAAGCAACTCGATGAGATGAGGAAGAGCGGCGCGCACCCTAAGGACTACATCATCGGTGTGCTGACCGGAGAGCTCGAATACGACAAAGACAAAGCTTGGGCTGCAGAGACTCTCATGCCTTACACATGCGCTAAGCTTCAAAGCATTGAGTTTGATGGCAAC